AACGATATCGAGGATGTTCTCATCAACGGTACAGGAACCAACTCAGGTTTGCTTTCAGCGTTCAAGGGATTCCGTCAACTTGCAGTTGACAACGCACACGTCGTAGACGCACAAGGTGTAGGACTTGATAAGGCAGTATTCAATCTTGCTATCAAGACTCTCCCACGTAAGTATAAGCAACGTCGTAATCAACTTCGCTTCTTCACAGGATCGAACTTGGTTCAAGACTACCTATACAACCTAACCTCCATGACTAGTGGTGGCTTCAATCCATTCGATATCGCTTCTGGCGTTATCCGTGGTGATGTCGCAGCTAACGACGGTGGTCCAGGTACAACAACTCCATTCGCTTTTGGTATCCCAGTCATCAACGTTCCGTTGATGGATGAGACACGTTCAGGTGACTATGCAGGAGCTAATGGCCTTCACGGCGATTTGCACTTGACATTCCCACAGAAGTTTATCATTGGTATCAAGCGTGATGTAACTGTTTATCGTCTATTCCAGCCAAAGAAGGATACAATTGAGTACACTCTCTTTATCCGTGTTGGTTGTGCAGTCGAAAACTATGACGCACACGTCATTGTTAAGAACGTAAAGGTCGCAGGTTCAGTAGCTTCAGGTGCATTTGGTTCCGTATCACACGGTTCAGCTGTACAGGGTGGCGCAGGACAATACACATTCTAATCTAAATTAGATGCAAGATTGGGGGGATTACTTAGGTAGTCCCCTTAATCATTTTCTGCTATAATTTAACTTGACGAGAGGAAAACAAATGTCATTTACAGATTTAAAAATTACAGATTTAAAAAAGGCTGCAGACTCATTCGGGGTAGATATCTCTGAGGTCAAAACAAAGCAGGAAATTGCAGCATTGCTTGAAGAAGAAGGAATTACCTATCAGATGTACGAAAAATTTTCAAATGTTGAAAAGCATGAGATTGAAGTACCAGATGTCGAGAAGAAGAAAAGAGAAAAAGTTTTGAAAACATCAAATGCAGTGCTTGTAAAAATGGAAAGAGGCAACCATTCATATCAAGCAAACGGATACACATTTAGTCAAGAACATCCATTTGTTTCAATGTCTGAATCAGATGCACAAAGAATTTTTGATACCCAAGAGGGTTTCCGCCTTGCTACTCCACGAGAGGCGCAAGAGTACTACGCATAACGGAGGCAATTAATTGCAAGATATAACTAAGGGAACGCAAGAAAAAATACACTTAAGTGTATTTAACGATGGGATTTTAACTCAGGCAGACAGCCTTCCCTTAGTTACTATCTACGATGCAGATAATGATTCTAGTCCGCTACCTGGAGGGTCTGGGGTCAGTATAGACGAAAGCCTAAAGGGCATGTATTCATATGTTCTAAATCCAAGCATAACCAACACTCAAAGAGTATTAAAGGTTGTGTGGACTTATGCTGTTGATGGGATAAACTTTTCTAAAGAAAGCTTCTATAGAGTTAGCGGGGTTTATGCTTCGGTAAGCGATATAATGGATTTCCTTGGATTTGGAACAATTCCATCTCAGTTAAACTATCAAAGCCCAGAAAAAATAGCATATGCAGAAAAGATAGCCAGAACCATTATTGATGGATACACTGGACAAACATTTTTTAATTACTACGGGTCACAAGAGACATTTGGTAAAGGATCAGATGCTTGTGAAATGGTTGAGCGTGTTTTAAGTATTGATAAAGTTTGGGAGAATGACCAACTGGTTATTGATAATACAGTTACCCCTGTTTATAATACTTTCGGTTTTAAGGTAGAAATTACCCCAACAGGCAAAGGGATCAGAATTGTAAATCAAGGCTGGGATGTCAGATATGATAATCAGGTAGATCCAACAATACTCTACTACGGAAGATTTAGAGATAACACAAGATATCGTTTTGAAGGAATGATTGGCTATAAGTATGTGCCAGAAGATATAAAAATTGCTGCCATGCTTCTTGTCAATGATATCCTTGCAAATGATTTTAACTGGAGAAATAAATATCTTAAAAAGGTTAATCTTTCAGAAATTTCATTTGAAATGGCGGGAGGGGCTTTTAACGGTACAGGTAATCTTACTGTAGACAACATATTAGATCAATACCGCAACGTTAACATAGTCATTATATAATGTTGAATTCAATTATAGGATCAATTATGAATATGACTGCAGAAATTCATATGCAGCAGAATACTCAAGACAAAGATTCGGGAGCCGTTTCTAGGGAATGGGTTTATCAAAAAACCATACCGTGTAAAATTGAACCTATAAAATCAGCAGGAGCCTCTACTAGAGGAGATAACAAAAATTTTGATAGATCTATGAGCGGTGTAGCAGGTGGGTATCAAGAAAAACTACAACTTAAGGTAAAGTCACTTGAACTATTAAGTAAAAGATGGCGAGTGGCTTCGATTAGATCAAGCGATGGACAACAGGTTTTTGTTGAGATTGATAGATATAATCAACCAGACTCAATTTTTGAAGTAACATCTTCTCACGCCGTCTTAGACCCGTTTGGAAGAGTTTCTTATTATGAGGCTACTTTGCATAGGGTTCCATTACAAGACAATGATAAAACTATCAATTAATCAATCAGATTTAGATAATCTCAATAAACAAATATCAATGAAAATAGAGGCGATTGGCCTTATGACAAAGCCTGCTTTTACAGAAGAAGTCGCAAAAGCAGCTTTTACAATAACAGGCGAAAGATTTATGAATGCAGTGGATAGACATGCAGCCCTTAACCCAAAAGCCATGCATCACGTATATGAGTGGAATAATTTAGGCAATCCATCAGCCAGACTTTTTTTCATAAAGAAAACTGGAACCTATAATGGAAATTTAATAATTACTTCAGAATTTAAAAAATCAAGAATTCCAGTACCCGTAAATCCAGAACTTCTGATACCTGGAAAATCTGGTAAATATGTAAATAGAAAAAATATTTTTGCAAATAAAGCACAGGTAATGGAATCTGGTCAACAAATAACATACGAAGCTCAAAGAATGCTGGCTTTTTATGGAAGGACGGGTTTAAAATTTTTAAAACCTGGAACAGTTGTCAATATTAAAAATCCAGGCGGGGTAGCAACAAAGAACGCATTTACTAAATTCATGATAGATTGGTATAATAGTAATGCTCAAGCAATTATGGATTCTTCTGGGTTATATGAAAGAATAGTTAAAGAAACATCTATGCTATTAAGTAGTAATGACAAAGGTTTATCAGATGTTAAAATGCTTGTTGCCAGAATTTCTGATTCTGTATCTCAAGGTAAGGTGGTTATTCAATGACAAACTATTCATATGTTGCTTCATATGACATACGCAAAGCCCTCTGGGAGGCCATTAAAGACAATAGCATACTTGACCCTAACGATTACTATGCTGATGGGTTCTTAGACGCTCTGGTGCCAATTATACCTGCACAACAGATTCCAGAGTTTACAAATAACCTGCCTGGAAAAACGCATATAGTTTATGATGTGGCTCAAAAGCATACAGGGGTGCAATGGTGGATGTCAGAAGAAACTATTACTTTTGATGTTGTTTCAAGAGATCCTTCACAAATTCAGACTATAATAAATTTTATAACAGACCTTTTCAGAAGATATGACCTATCAGCAAAAGAGGTCAATTTTTCCCTTGACTCAAAAAGTCCTTATACCTATCACTTCTTCAAGCTAGAGGCAGCAGATCCCGTCCAGGCTTTTCAAAATGAAGGCGGGTACATGAATGGAATTATTTCAATATCCTATGCTTACACCCGTGAAGTGGATAGTGTCACTGGAAAATACCTTTAAAAAGTTTGTTTTATTATAAACCTCTGATACCATTTATCTTGAGGAAGTAAATTGTCATCTTTTTTAAACTAAATTAAATAAGGTGGTGAAAAATAAAAAATGGCTACAAGTACTAGAAACGTTATCGTCGGAGCAGCAAATCTATTCATCTCGAATAAGAATGGTGCAGACCGTCCTTCAACAACTCCTGACAAGATTGCAGATCTTCTTAAGAAGAATGCAGGCGCAGGGGTTTCAGCACGTACAAATATCAACGCATCTGGAGATTACCGTGAGGTAGGATTCACATCTACTGGTATGGAAATTTCTTACGAACCAAACTATGGTGAAGTAATGGTTGATCAACTTCTTGATGCAGCTCGTCTGTTCAAGCAAACACTTAAGGTTATTCTTAAGTCAGAACTTACAGAAGGTACTCTTGAGAATCTAACTCTTTCATGGGGTCAAATGGATTCTTATTATGTAAATACAACTGGTTCAGCAATTACTGCTGTTCCTACATACTCTGCAGTTAAGGTTCAATCTGCTGATACAGCAGGTGCAACACTTAATCTTGCAGCAGGTGC